CAGCGGGTCGATGCCCGAGGTCGAACTCGAACTGCTCGACGGCCAGGTAACGTCGCTCGACGAGGGTGGCTCGACCCACGACGACGAGGGCCACGGCACGTCGCCGGACGACGGAGGATGCACCCACGACGAGGGCGGCTCGATCCACGAGGACGACGGCCAGGGGATGCTGCTCGACGACGGCACCACCCAGGATGACGAGGGGAGCACCAGCGACGACGAACTGATCCACAGGCTGGAGCTCAACCAGCCGGAGGAACTGCCCGAGCAGTTGTCACAGCAACAGCAGCCCGCCTGGTGGCTGACGGCCCAGGAGCCCTCCTCGCGGGTTAGCCCGCCGTGTTCGATCCGCAGAGTGACGGTGCGGTGGTAGACGTACAGCTTGCCGCCCTCGCAGCGGACGTCCGTCTCAACGACGCCGACGCCCGCCCCGCTGCCGCTGCTGCCCGACCCGCTCGGCGTGCCGCTCGACGACCAACCGCTCGACGACGGCCACAGGCTGGACGAGGGCCAGTCGCTCGACGACGGCCACAGGCTCGATGACCAGCTACCCGAGCCGTCGCTGCCGGACGAACTCCACCACGACGAGCCGCTCCACGAACTGCCCGAGGACGACCACCACGACGAGCCGGACGAACTCCACCACGACGAACTGCCCGAGGAACTGGGCCACCAGGACGAACTCGGCCAGGCCGACGAACTACTCGACGAACTCCACCACGACGAACTGCTGCTCGACCAGCCGCTCGAACTCCACGAACTCGACCCTGAGGAACTCCCCGAACTGCTGCCGGACGAACTGCCGCTGGACGACCCGCTCGACGACGAGGACGACGACGAACAGCACCCCTCGCCGAGGGCGACCACCTCCCACTTGCGGCTGTCCTCGAACCGCTTGGCCAGCCCGAACGTCCCGGCCGGCACCGACTCCGCCGGCGGGCAGTCGCACCCCGCGCCCGAGGTCGATTCGCTCTTGCACAGGTCCGGGCAGACCACGCCGATCGAGTCGTGAACCGTGAGCGTCACCTCGACCGGGCACCACTTGCCGTTCTGGAACACGACCGGCTTGGCCAGGGCCGCGCCACACCGCGACAGCGGCTCCAGCAGCTGGAACCGCAGCACGTCCTCGGCGTCGCCCAGCCGCACCACCGCCCACCGCTCGGTCGAGCCGCCCTCCTCCAGCCACAGCACCCGGGCCGACCCCGCCGGCGCGTTGCGGAGCGACAGCGTGTTCCCCGGCTCCATCTCCGCGAAGTCGTACAGGCGGTCGGGATCGACCACGAGTTTCACCGGCGTCACGCCGGCGACGACCCCCCGGCCGATGGCGTCGGCGTCGAGCGGGTCGAGCAGCACGGCGAACCGCCCGGCGGCGATCGGGTCGTACGGCGTGCCGCCCTCGAACGTCACCCGCGTCTGGAACTCGCCCAGGTTGTCCTGCGGGCCGATGATCGGCTCGGAGAGGGCGAGCACGGCGAACCGCGGCAGCGCGAACCCGGTGGTGTTCCGCACCGCCACGATGCCGGTCTGCCGGGCCAACGCTGCCGGGTCGCGGTCGGCCTCGTGGAACTGCCCCCGCACCCGCCGGGCGGCGTCGGCGAACGCGTTGTACGCGGCCGCCGGCACCTCCAGCCGCTGACCGGCCTGCACGTGCTTGAGCGGGTCCCCCGGCATGTCACACTCCGATCCCGAGGAGGGCGAAGTTGCCCGGCTCGTACACCCGCTCGACGTGGACCGACTCGGGCTGCTTGACCAGCACCTTCTCGTCCTCCACGTCCCCGTACCGCACCCACAAGTACTCCCACCCCTTCTTGGCGATCCCCGCGATGTCCCCGACCTGCAGGCCGACGGCGTTCGGGCTGGCCGCGAACTGGTAGCTGATCTCCCACTTCTCGATCCCGCGGCGGGAGCCGGACGCGCCCAAGAACAGCACCTCGCCGGCGGCGAACCCCTTGAACGGGGCGTTGTTCACCCGCCCGGTCAGGTGGAACAGCACCACCTTGTACCCGTGGGTGACCAGCCCCGCCGGGATCGAGTACGTCTCCGAGAAGCGGAACACCGGCACGGTGACGTCGGTCCCCTCGACGGAGTCGCCGTTCACCCCGATCGCCCCCTTGAAGTCGGGCGGGTTCTTGCCCGGCCTGGCGTGCTTGGCCACCGTCTGGAGCGACTGGGTGATGTGCTGGGTGCCGCCCGACGTCTCGAACGTGTAGCTCGGGCCGAGCGGGGCCTCGGGCGTCACCGGGTCGCCGCCGGGCAGGGCGTCGGCGGCCTGCGACTCCTCCCGCCCGTACCGCACCGACACGTCCCAGACGCCGCCGCCCTTGTGGTCGATGCGGTAGTTCTGGAACACCATCCCCCGGACGATGGCCGGGATGGTGCCCTCGACCAGGGCCCGCACGTCCAGGTCGCTCTCGGTGCCCAGGACGGCGTAGTGCAGGTCGACCGCCGGGCTGTCCGGCCCGACCGTCGCCCCGCCGCTCTCGAACGTCTCGACGATGACCGGCATCGGCACCTCACGCGAACACCAGGGCCCCGTGCGCCGCGGCCAGGGCGATCTTCTTCACGTTGTCGTTGATCTGGTCGACCGCCTTGGCGGTGCGGGCGTTCATCGTCTCGGCCCCGAGGCCGCGCAGTGCCAGCGCGTTGAACGTCCCCTGCACGTCCACCTTCTTGGACAGGTCGATGGCGTCGTCGAGGTACGACGACGACCGTGCCTCGGGCTTGGCCAGCGCCCGCTCTCCGACAGCCGCCCGCCGGCGGGCCGCCTCTTCGACCAGCCCGCGGAGGTCGTCGGCCGCCCGCCGCACGTCGTCGGCCGCCCCGGCCGCGTCGGCCTTGCGGGCCGCGTCCGCGTCCCGCTGGCGGCGGAGGCGGTCGTCGAGGATCTGGGCCTTGATCCGGTCGCGGTTGCGGTTGATGTTGGCGTCGGAGAAGTCGAAATTCTCGCGCAGGTCCTTGGCCAGGTCGTCGAGGCCGATCTTGTCCGCCACCCAGGCGGCGGCCTGGAACAGCTTCTCGATCGCCCCGGCGAAGGTGCGGGCGATCCAGGCGGTGAAGTCCCAGAACATGAGCTTCAGCCCGGCCACCGCGTCGTGCCAGCCGTCGACGAAGACCCCCTTGAACGCGTTCCACTTCTCGGTCCACCAGAGCACCGCCTTGGCCCACTCCAGGCTGACCCCGGCCAGCGCGATCTTGGCCGCCAGTTCGAGGTCGCCGGCGGTGACGGCGTCGACGATCCCGCCCCAGGCGGTTTTGGCCGTGTCGGCGAAGCTGGCGAACCCCGCCTTCAGCTCCTCGGTCATCCGCCGGCCGGTCTCGGTCTGGGTGACGAACACCGCCCCGAGGGCGACGAGCGCCGCGACCACCAGGCCGATGGGCGTGGCGATCGCCCCGAGGACCGAGCCGACGACGCCGATCACGGTGCCGAGCGCCGAGAACAGGCTGACCAGCCCGCCGATGGCGAACCCGGCCAGGCTGACCGTCGCCCCGAGGGCCACGAGCGCCCCGCCGACGCCGAGCACGACCGCGGCGATGAGGGCGGCCGTCCGCACCGCCTCGCGGTTCTGCCGCACCCACTCGACGACGGGCTTGACCGCCCGCGACACCCACTCGGCCAGGTCGCGGATGGCCGGGGCGACCGCCGCCACCACCTGCCGCCACACGGCGGACAGTTGGGCGGTGGCCAGGGCGTAGGCCCGCTGCGACTCGCGGGCCTGGGCGAGGTCGGCCCCGGACTGCTCGAACGCGTCGCCCAGGGCCCGCACCTCGTCGGCACTCATGGCGAGCACCGGGATCAGGTTCTTGCCGGTGTCCTCGCCGACCGCCTTCAGGAGCAGTTGCACCCGCTTGGCCGGGTCGGGCACGGCCCGCAGGGCGTCGAGCAGCTTGTAGAACCGGTCGGCCGAGTCGAGCCCGGCGAACTGCTTGGCCGACACGCCCAGCCCGCGGAACAGCGCGGCCGCCTCCTCGCCGGTCCCGGACAGGGCGTCCGACACCCGCTGGTTGAACGTCACCAGCCCCTCGGTGGCGTCGCGGACGTCGCTGCCGCCGGCCTGCATGAGGCCGAACAGCCGGGACGCCTTCTCGGCGGTCAGCCCGAACGCGTCGGCGGCGCTGGCGAGTTTGGCCTGCTCGTTCAGTGTTTCCAGGGCCGGGACGATCGGCGACAGGGCGGCCGCCCCGACCGCGCCGACGCGGGCCCCGATGCCGGCGATGCCGGCCCCGAACGCCTTCAGCTTGGCCGACGCCGCGGCCAGCCCGCGGGCCAGCCGGTTGTCCCGGACGAACAGTTCGACGTAGGCCGCGCCGGCCCGGATCCCCTGTGCCGCTGCCATCGCTCAGCCTCCCCCGCGCGGGCGGTCGACGAACACCTGCTTGAGCACCGCGATGCCGACCTTCGCCGCCACGGGCGGCGTGTGCCGCAGGTGCGGGTGGAAGTCGGCCGGGCGGAACGGCCCGGTCTTCCGCGGGTCGCGGTGGGCGTTGGCCAACAGGGCGAGGACGGTGGCGGTGTGCAGCCACTGCTCGCCGGTGCGAGCCTCGGCCATCACGAGGAGCTCCCGGAGGGTGAAGGGGCCGGGGTCGAGGCCGAGGACCCCGGCGCAGTGCCCGACGAGGCGATCCACCGCCGCGCTTCCGCCGCCGGGTCGATCGCCCCGGCCGCCGCCGTCGCGTGGGCCAGGATCGCGTCCCGCACCTTCCGCCCGGCCGCGAGCACCTTCGTCAGGCCGTCCCGGGTCCGGGCGTCGGGGAAAAAATCGACCAGCTCCTCCACCAGGGCGTCGGCCGCGTGCAGGAGGGCGTCGCCGGCCAGGGCCCGGCCGAAGTCCTCGTCGCTCACCTTGCGGACCTCGGCCTCGTCGCGGCACAGGCAGTACAGCACGTCGGCCAACCGCACCGGGTCGGCGACGAGCGCGGCGAGCGGCTTGAACCCGTCGTCGACGAGGGAGTAGAGGTCGAGGTTCAACAGGCTGCGGACCCGCTTGACGGCGGCCACGTTGATGACCACCGCCCAGGTCCGCCCGGTCGTGTCCTGGAAGCCGTGCATGACTGACCCTCACTTCGTGGCGGAACTGGCGGTGCGGATCGGGATCGGGTGCGGAGTCCAGTCGAGCCGCGACTCCCGCTTCCCGTCCTTGCAGATGGGGATCGGCACCGGCACCCAGGCCTCGTCGGCGTCGGCGGCCGGCTTCGGGCGGGTGCGGCGGGCGACCTCGGCCGAGCAGCCCCACATCGACACCCGGCGGGCCATGCCGCTCGTGCAGCAGACCACCGACACGAGTTCGTTCGTGTCGCCGCGGAAGATGCCGCCGCCCGAGTCGCCGGACGACACGCTCAGGAGCATTTGCAACTGCCCCTGGCCGTTCTCGGCCTCGGCGACGGTGCCCTCCTCGCGGTTGCCCGGCTTGTCCACGCCGAAGCCCATGTGCCAGACCGGGGTGTCCACCGCCGGGTTGCTCTCGGCGATCACGGCGTAGGGCAGGTCCGTCACCGCGTCGTCGGTGACGCACCAGGCCACGTCGGGCGTCTTGTGGTACGCCACGACGCGGAGCCCGAACGACCGACCGTCCTTGAGGGTCAAGGTGCCGCGGGCTCCGACGCCCGAGACACAGTGGGCGGCGGTCAGCACGTCCCACTTGCCGTCCGGCCGCCGCGGGCCGACCACGGTGGCGGTGCAGCCGGCGGTGCCGAAGCGGATGCGGCCCAGCGCCGCATCCGGGTCGGGCTTGCCCTCGGGCGGCTTGGGGTCGGGCTTGGGCGGCACCGGCGTGCACGACTCGATCGTGACCGCGGTGCGGGCCTCCTCGACCGAAAGCACGCCGTCGGTGTTGGTGATGACCAGCAACTCCACCTCGTAGGTGCCGGGGTGGGCGGCGAACTCCAGCACCCCGCGCGGGCCGGTGGCCCGCTGCACGTCCTTGGACGGGTAGACCCGCCACAGGATCGCGGCCTTGGCGTCGACCCCCTCGGCCTTGAGCCGGACCAGGGCGTGCGGCTTGTACTTCGTCTCGCCGGCGATCCGGACCGACTCGGCACCACTGGCGAGCGGGGCGAGGGCCAGGACCAACACGGAACAGAGCAGCGAACGCATGGGAGCTCCTCGGGGGATCAGGCCACCACCAGCCAGGACGGCGGGTTGGCGGCGAAGGTCGGTTTGATGGTGACGCTGACGGTGACCGCCTCCTCGAGCGGCTCGTTGCGGCTGAAGTTGGTGACCACGCAGGTGGTTCGCAGCCCCTGGGAGCCGGCGGTGGCGACGTCGCCGTCCATCACCGCCACCTCGACCGCCGTGTGGTTGAGGAAGGCGTCGCGGAAGGCGGCGAAGTCGTCGTCCGCGGTGTCCCAGACCATGTCGAACTCGACCGACGCGTCCTTGAGGGTGGCGACCGTGGCCCGCCAGCCGGCGTTGCCGCGGGTGGTCACGTCGGCCTCGCCGGCTTCGAGGTTGAGGGTCACGTCGCGGACGTTCTGGACCTCGTTCCAGGCGGGCGAGCCGTGGCTGCCGGTGTTGCGGTACAGCTTGGCGTCGAGCCCGAGTTTCACGGCCATGGGTCACTCCTCAGCGGACCGAGTTCTTCCACAGGGCGGGCAGTTTGGGCTTCTCGGCCGCGAACGCCGGCCCCATGAACGGCCGCGGGCGGTACCGCGCCCGCTTGCGGCCGCGCTTCGTCTCCAGGGTCGCCTCGCCGCCGTGTTCCAGTAGCCGCGGGGCCTGGGCTCCCGCCCGCAGGAGCGTCGGCCCGATCACCACCGACTGCCGGCCCGGGTCGTAGGCGAACAGGACGAACTTCCGCAGCAGGCCGACGTGCGAGTGGGGCGGTTGGCCGGGCGGGCTGGTGCCTTTGCGCTTCTTGATCGAGGTCTTGGCCCGCTGCCGCACGAACGCCCCGAACCGGGACAGCACCTTCCGCTCGGCCGCCGCCACCTTCTGCTGGACGAGGGCGCGGTCGAAGAACCCCTGCTTGGCGGCCTGGAGGCTCATCCCGATCACGGCTCACCTCCAGACCCGGTAGGTCAGCGTGAGCACGCTGGTGAACTGGCGGAACTCGTCCAGGTGCTCGGCCGCGTACACCGGCTCGGTGACCACCTCGGTGCAGCGGGCCGCCGGGTAGCCGGCGAGCGGGTGCGACCGGAGGTGGTCGGCGACCGCCTCCACCAGTTCCACGAGCGCATCGAGGTTCCCCACGCTCGGCTCGACCTTCCGCTGCACCGCCACGTCGATGCGGTAGTCGAAGCTGTCGCGGTTGCGGTCGAGGCCCTTGCTCACGACGGACCGCGGCACCACGCTGACGCGCAGTTCGCTCATCTCGGCCAACTCGAACACCGGCTGGTAGTGCCGCGTGGCGGCGAGCGGCTGGCCGAACGACGCGGCGTTCAGTTCCGCGACGACGGCGTCGGCGATGGCGACGATGGTGGTGGGCACGGCTCACTCCTGCGGGACCAGGGCCCGCAGCACCCGCAGCACCAGGTCGTCGACCGGAGACTTGGTGCCCCGCACGACCTCGGTCAGGGCGTCGCTGTGCAGGATCGCCTTGAGCACCGGCAGGGCCTCGCGAAGGCCGGCCGGGTCCTGGCGGTGCAGGCCGAGCAGTTGTCGCATCAGTTCGAGCATCACTCGACCCCCACTTGCTTGGTGTGAATCCGCAGCGCCTTCC